ATGCTCTCACGGGGTGACATCACCGTCACCCATAACGGCCTCTCGCTGGATGAGGGGCTGGTCACTCAGGTTCTTATCTGCCTTTTCACCGATGCCCGTGCTGATGACGATGATGTCATCCCTGATGGTTCCGGCGACCCGCGCGGCTGGCCGGGCGACACGTACAGTGATTTTTCGTGGGGTTCCCGCCTGTGGCTGCTTGAGCGTGAAAAGCTGACGGAAGATGTCCGCCTGCGTGTGGAAGATTACGCGCGGCTGTCCATGCAACCGCTGCTGCGGGCCGGTTACGCCCGTAACGCCACCGTCACGGCCAGCATCATCGTCCCTGACCGTATTGCCTTTCAGGTGGTGTTAACCCGCCCGGACAAAACCACGCTCACAATTGAAATCACCCGCCGATGGGAGGCCACCATTAATGCCGTATGAAATCCCCACGCTGGGCAAACTGATTGCCGACGGCGAAAAAGATATTGCGTATGAACTCGGCCTGCAAAAGCTGCCGCCTGTCAGTGTTGAGCAGGCGCTGAACGTGTCATTCAGCAGTCAGGTCCGGGATTTATACGACCATCAGAGCTGGATTAAAGACCAGATTATTCCGTCCACCGCGTCTGATGATGAAACCATTATCAAAACAGCAACGTATGAAGGGATTATCCGCAAGCAGGCCACCTTTGCCAGCGGACCGGTGACCTTCACCAGTCAGTCCCCCATCCCGGCAGAAACCCGGATGCAGTCCGACACGAATCAGGTGTATCAGGTACTCACATCCGGCGAGGTACAGGACGGCGAGGTCACTGTCATCGTGCAGGCTGAAGAAGCCGGTGTGGCGGGCAATCTTGCTGCCGGTGCCGTGCTCACTCTGTTATCCCCGCTACCCGGAACGGGCAGCACAGGCGCGGTGACTGAAAGTGGCATCACCGGTGGCGCAGACATCGAATCCATCGCAGAGCTGCTGGACCGTCTGCTGTATGTGCGCCGCAATCCCCCGGTGGGCGGTGCACTGCATGATTACGTCATCTGGGCGCGTGAAGTGCCGGGTGTCAGCCGCGCGTGGGCGTGGGATGCGTGGCACGGCCCCGGCACGGTCGGGCTGGCATGGCTTTATGATGACCGTGAAGACATTATCCCCACACGGGACGACCTGAAGACAATGGAGCAGTATCTGTTCTGCCACAAACACCCGGCCACCGGGGTGATGGTGGGCAAACCGGGCGGCATCGAGGTCTGGCCGGTACAGGTCAGGCTGAAGAAGGTCGACCTGTCCATCCGTCTGACACCGGACAGCCAGGCGAACAGGAACGCCGTCCGGGCAAACCTGACCGCATTACAGAAAACGCTGGCCCCCGGTCAGATGCTGCCGGTGTCCTCGCTGCGCACGGCCATCGGTATGACGTCCGGTATCACGGATTACTTCCTCAACATCGGGGAAGACACCACCAGTGATGTGGATGAGCTTATCACCATCGGGGTGGTGACATGGCTCACAGCGTGACGGAATGGCTGACCGCACTGCAACAGGTCATGCCACGGGGTAAGGCATGGCCGCGTGATAACGATGCAGATTTAAACCGTTTTTTAAGGGCGCTTGCAGAGCGTTTAACCCGCGTTGAATACGACGCCTCGCGTCTGCATGTGGAGATGCGCCCGGAAACCACGCTCCAGTTGCTGCCGGAGTGGGAGCAGTATCTGGCGCTGCCGGAATGCGGAATTGCCGCCACCACAACGGAAGCCCGTCGCCGTGCTGTGGTTGAGAAATACCGCCGCAAGGGCGGGCTGGCAACCTGGCAGATTGAAGCTGCTGCTGCGGCGCTGGGCTTCACCATAAAGGTGACGGCCGTTCTGCCGCACCACTGCCTGCGCGACTGCATGTATCCGCTGCATCCGGCGCGGTATCGCTGGCTGCTGAAAGTGGAAGTCCCGGACAACGATGCCGGTCGGTTTACCTGTATTGATGACGTCATGACGCCATTAATCAGCGAACGGACCCGCGAACTGGAATGTCTCCTGAAAAATTACCGCATGGGCGGAACAGGGTATGAGTTTTTTTACACAGATGGTGATGATGAATCTCTTTCCGGTCCACCACTGTCCATTAACCGTACCTGGGTTCAGGCCGGATACAAAGCTGCGGATCCAGTAGCGATTAACTGTGCTGGAATGCATTTTGCGGTTGTTCCGGCACTGGCAGGTGAACCGCTGATGCTCAGCAGGGCACAATTGCATTCAGGTCAACCAACAACTGAACCCATGACAATTACCAGTGCGCAGATGCAGGTGGGATACAGAACAGGCTCCCCCGTACCGGTTAACAGTATGCAATTACAGACAGTCAACAGAACCAGTGAACCGTTAATGATTAATCATCCGGGACTGCATTTTGCTGTGGTCATATCCGAATAGCAAAAATAAAAGGAGAGTAACTTTGAATATCATAAAACTCGAAAGCTTCCGACAAATTCCGGCGGATGAGGAATTGTGTGAGACCCCCTCTCCGGCAAACATTCTTTCCGCACTGAACGAAAACGGCGTCACACTTATCAGTGACATGTACAACTCTTCTGTCGTATCCGTTCGTCGTGGCACACAGGTTGTTAATACAACAGAAAGAACAGGGCTGATTTTTCAGCCGCAGGGACCTCTTTATCTTTATATTCCGCTTCCTGATTTAAGCGGCTCTGCCGTACAGATGGGTTTTCGTCTGACATTAAGTGAAGGGGGGAAAAATTCATCTTCGTATATCCGTGTCGGCGGTAAATCATTCACCACACCGTATCCTGATGAGGCAGCCAGTTACTATTTTGAGATTTTTGTGGCGCTAAGTGAAAGTAATCGGGCGTCAGCCAGCCTGTACTGTAACCGCTCGTTAGTCGGACGCGTTTACTTTAATGACGTGGACCAGGTTACGGTGGGGATTGGCGATACCGGACGTATTTTCACGTCAGGTGTATCCGGTACTGTGATGCTGGGTGATATGTACCTGGCGACGCTGCCGTATGGTGATAACTATGATGCCTCACCATCACTGCTGGGGAGTGTTGAGGTTGGCTACAGTCCGGTAACGGCGTTCTCCGGCGGGAGTGCCAGAAACTCGCTGGACAAAGATATTGTGACGGGGCTGAACACATCTGACAGTGATGCCGGATACCTGATGCTCTCACCCTCCACGGAGGCTGCACAGGTTACGTTTGGTGCGGTGGACAACAGTAACAACAATGTCATTGCTGTAATGGCTTCTGTTACTTACCGCAGCGCAGACGCACCCAATAACTGTCTGGCCTGGAAAGTGAAAAACGGAAGCCATGAAGGCGCAATGATTACAGAGGATGGCGCACAATACGACACAAACAGCTGGACCACAGTCTCACAGAGTTTTATGGCGGAACCGGGCGGAGAAACGCCTTTCGCAAGGGGGGAGCTGACCTTCTCAGCGGAGTTGCTTAATCAGGCACGGAGCGCCACTGAATAATAAATATCTCTGTATACACAATATCAGGAGAAATAATCAGATATGTATCATGTTGATAATAATACCGGCGTGCCGGTGATGCCGCCTGTTGCGCCAGTATCAAGCCAGACAACGCTTTATTTCACCGAAGGCGGGAACGGTATTCCGCCCACCTATCCGGGGCCGGACTGGTTTAATATCATTCAGTCTGAATTGCTGAAAATTCTCGAAGAAGCCGGAATAACGCCGGATAAAGCAGATACCGGTCAGATAATGGCAGCCCTGAAAAAGCTGTTTATTATGAACAGTGGTTCAGCCGGTGCCATTGCCGGATTAACCGGTGAGAATAACACGTTCCCGTATTTTACCAGCGAAGACACAATGGCGTTAACGCCGCTCAGTGCTTTTGTGCGCGGTATTCTTGGAAAAACCACGGCCAGTGAAATTATCAACGCACTTTCATTAGGTGACACGGTAAATAAAGCCAATAGTGCTGTACCGAATACCCGCAGGGTCAACGGTTTGGCCCTGTCTTCGGATATCACCATCAGCAACATCAGCGGCAACGCCGGAACGGCAACCCGCCTTCAGAATGCACGCAGGATTAACAATGTGCTGTTTGATGGCACCAGTGATATCACCATCAGCACCACCGATTCCGGCGCTGTGCGTGATTTTCAGTACACCAATGAGGTGTTTTACAACCCGGGCGGTAACGAAATCACCTGGACGTTTCGCGCGCCTTCAGGCTGTCAGTTATCAGGCATTTATGTCCAGGATACGGGAAGAAGTTCGGCGGATAACATCGGTGGTGTGTATTACAAATCCGCGCAGATTTATATCAATGGTTCATGGCGCACCGTATCAGGTTAATTAAGGAGAAAATAATGGAACTCAGAAATGTTACGCGTTACTACCCTGAAGATATGCCTTATGGTGAAGGCATTCAGTATTTCCGCAGTGAAGACGGACAGGATTTTTATGAATCCATGGACAAATTCACGAAGAGATACAAATTGTGCATTCACCCTGAAAGCGGCGTGATTTATTCAATGGCAGAAGACGTGTCCCGTCTTTATCCGGCAGGCTTCACCATTGTGGAAGTTGATGAACTGCCGGAAGGCTTTGGCATTGAAGCCAGTTGGTATTACAAAGACGGCGAAGTGCTGCCGGTTCCTGTTGATTATTCGCAACTGGCAGAAAAACAACGCCAGCATCTGCTGACTGAAGCAAAGGACATCACCTCCGACTGGAAAGCCGAGCTGGAGCTGGGCGTCATCAGTGATGACGACAAAGCTCGTCTTGCGCAGTGGATGGCGTATATCAAAGCGGTAAAAGCGCTGGATTTAAGCGCCGTTACTGATGAAGCCTCCCTTAATGCCATCAGCTGGCCGGAGCATCCCGATGCCGCAGCTTAAAGGTGTGATTAAAACGCCCACAGGAGAACCGCTGGGCGGCACAACCATCACGCTGACCTCCCTGCACAACCGTGCAGGGATTCTGAAAGGTGTTTTCAGCCACGTCACTACACAGAGCGGGGAGTACGACTTCCCCGTTCTGCCGGGCGTGTACAGTGTTCGCCTGACACAGAGCGCACAGCGCCTTTCAGAAATCGGCATCATTCGCGTTTATGAAGATTCACAGGACGGTTCGCTTAACGATTTTTTGTCGGTGACAGATGCAGATTTGCGCCCTGAATCTCTTAAAAAGTTCGAAGAGATTGCAATGCAGATACAAAAAAGTGCGGAAAGTGTCAGATTATATGCAGAGGAGGTGAAACGGGATTGCGCAATTACCCTCGAAAACAGAAAACAGACAGAGAGACTGCTGTCCCTGATAGCAGAGCCTCTTTCTCAGAGTGCCGCAGAAAGCTGACTCAAAAAAGGTTAATAATTAAGCGTTTTGTATAGATTATGACGATCGATACCATCATATCGATCGTCGTTTTACATCATGTGTGGTTAAATATCCCCAGCCCTCCGGGTGGTCGTATCTGGTTATTACACAGGGAGAATCATGGACTCTGTTCGCTGTAAGAACTGCAATAAGTTACTGTTTAAAGGAGGTTTTAAGCATATAGAAATTAAATGCCCTCGCTGTAAACGTTACATTGTCATATCGAATGCCAAAGAGCATCCCACGGAGCTGTATTGTGGGAAAAGAGAAGAAATCACGCATTCTGACAAAACCCTGCGTTATTGAGTATGAAGGCCGGATTGTCGGCTATGGTTCAAAGGAGTTGCGCGTTGAAACCATATCCTGCTGGCTGGCCCGCACAATCATTCAGACAAAGCATTATTCCCGCCGTTTTGTGAATAACTCCTACCTGCATCTGGGCGTATTCAGCGGACGTGATCTGGTTGGCGTTCTTCAGTGGGGATATGCCCTTAATCCCAACTCAGGGCGTCGTGTCGTGCTTGAAACAGATAACCGGGGTTACATGGAACTGAACCGCATGTGGCTACACGACGACATGCCCCGCAATTCTGAATCACGGGCTATCAGCTACGCGCTGAAAGTTATCAGGTTACTGTATCCGTCAGTTGAGTGGGTTCAGTCTTTTGCAGACGAACGCTGCGGACGTGCTGGCGTGGTATATCAGGCGTCGAATTTTGATTTTATTGGTAGCCATGAAAGCACGTTCTACGAGCTGGACGGCGAGTGGTATCACGAGATAGCGATGAACGCGATTAAGCGCGGAGGGCAACGAGGCGAGTATTTGCGGGCTAATAAGGAGCGGGCCGTGGTACACAAATTTAATCAGTATCGCTACATCAGATTCCTGAATAAGCGTGCAAAAAAGCGCCTAAACACCAAGCTATCCAGGATTCAGCCTTACCCGAAGTGA